TCTACGTAAATGGTTTAGGTCCTAATTATAAAGGAGACAATCTTTACGAGTTTATTTTCTCTGATGAAAAAGATGTTTGGGGAGAGTTTTGGGAAAGTAAGCCATCAAATGGTTATCCAACTCCTCCTGAATTAAAACATATTAAAAAGGTAGGAGTTCTGAGAAATACTGATATAAAATTAGATTTGATTCAGAACTCCGATTTTTTTTGTATGATAGATGCGATGGATGATGTTGTTGCCTTAGCTTGGGAAACTGAAGAATCTGAAGGTCAAAAAAGATTGGTGTTTAGATTTGGTGAAGAAGAGCAAAAAATAAAGGACAAACTCTACGAAAGAGATTTGATATTAGAATTTGAAAAGAAAGTAGTATATGAAAATTAGTAAAAAAGCCCTTCAACTTATTGATAAAGGAATGACAGCTAAAACTGTTTCTAAATTAACTGAATCACAAATTAATATTTTACATAGTAAGTTATTTTTGTCTGAACAAGTTCAAGAAATGCCCGCTAAAAAAAGTTATAAAGTTGGACAAGAAGGTGGAAATTTACCTCCATCACCAAAAGGGTATAATGTAAAAAAAACTCCAACGGGTGATGTTGTTGCTACACCAAACGAATCTGAATTAGAAGAAGATGTTGAAGTAACTACCGACCCAAATAAAGAAACTGAGACTCAAGACCCACATCAAGTAGGACCATCATCTGATGATGGATTTGGTGATGAAACTGATGGAATGGGTATGTTTGAAAGTGAAAAGAAAAACAAACCTAACCCATATTCTATTTGTCATTCTCAAGTAGGACCAAAAAAATCAAGAAAATGGCAGAGATGTGTTAAAGCAGTAGAAAAACAATTGGCGGAAGGAAAAAATCCCGTATCTTTGTTTCTTGAATCTCAAATTATGAATATCGTAGAAAGAAATTTACAACCAAGAATTACTAAAGGTGATTTAGTGAAACACCTTAGCGAAAGTGAAAACTTTGCAACAAAACACTTACAAGGTTGGGGAAACAAAAAACCTGCTAAAGTTAAAACTGAGGTAGGTGAACAATCACCATCAACAGCACCGTCAAAACCAAAAACGTCGCCAACAACAAAACCAGGAAAACCAGGTACAAAACCTCAAAGACCACCAAGTCCTTTTAAAAACCCTAACCCAGGAGAAAAAGAATCTCCAAAGGCTAAGAAGGTTTCACCTGAAAAGGCAAAAGATGAGGTTATTGATGTTATTATGCAACTTTTACAAAAATAAAAAAATGGCTAAAAAATTAAAAGAACAAATAGATTACGGTAATAGACCCGAAAGAATGGACCCAAGTTTAGAAAGAAAATTGGCTAGTCCTGATAGTTTATATGCTCAAAATCCTGCGATGAAGAAAGGTGCTGCTGATGTTCAAAGATTGGTTAGTCAAAGATTTGGTAAAGTTGCTGATAAACTTAAAGAAGTTACTGGTAATCGTAATATTAGTTCTCAACAAGTACAAGGAATGATTTATAATGAGATGATGTCTAGACTTCAAAACGTTATGAGAATTGAGGCATCTAATAGAGAAGAACTTGAACAATTAGCCGTTGATGCTTGTTTGGAAGAACAACAAGTACCTGAAGGAGTGTATCAAATTGACCCTCATTTAGGTGAACAACCTGATACTTCAGATTTTAGATATCAACCAGAAGAACCTGAAGATGATGAAGAGGAAGATGAAGAAAAGAAAGATGAATTAGAAATTCCTTCATTTGATGTGGAAGATTTAACTGACGAAGAAGAATTAGAATTAGAGAAACATAAAAGAAATATTATAAATGCCTTAATTCAAGGAGCGGCAAAAAAGGGACACTACCTTTTCCAAAAACCTGAAGTTAAAGCGAAATTAGACGAAATAGACCCATCTCTTTACAGAGATTATTTGGGTATCATGGCAATCAATGATTTCATGTATTTTACTATGGAACAAATGATTGAGATGATGAGTCAAACAGGTCAAGGTGTTGCGGGTAAGGTATCATTAGAAGATGCTGACGATGAAGGTGAGGAAGGTGGTGAAGAAGGTGGTGAAGAAAATGGAGAACAACCTGATACAAAAATTGTTGCGGTAGGAATGATATTCCCTATTTTGTGTCATGAAATTATAAAAGGGTTAGAAGAAGCTAAGGGAAGACACGGACACTCACAAAATAAAAGTATTAGAGATAAAGTGAGAGGCGCTGTGGATGTGTTATCTAATGAACCAATGCAGTTAAGGATAGGACCTGAAATTGTTGAAAAACTTAGAAATGCTCTACCAGACTCAATGTTTGAAGAATCAAACAAAGGTCTAATAAACTGGTTCCATATCTTGTTATACCAAATACCAGCTCAAGAATTCTTGGAAATCATAGGAAACGCCATCTCTGAAGATGCGTCCAAAGTAAAAAAGGCAACTGCAAGATTTGAAGAAATCATGAAAGAGGCTAAAACTATGAAGGACGAATTTGAAGATTATAAGGAAGAAGAAAATATCGATTCTGATGAAGACGACAATGATGACGATGATGAAGGATTAGATGATTTCTTAGGTAGTTTGGGGATATCAAGACCCAAATAATAATTTGTGACTAAAGAACAATTAATTATAGAAGTAACGAAGTGTATGAGGAACACACCTTATGCACTTCGTACTTATTTACAGACATACGATAATACCGTATCAAAATACGTTCCATTAGATTTATTCCCTGACCAAGTTAGTCTTATTGAAGACTACGATAATTTCAATGAAAATATTGCATTGAAGTATCGTCAGGCAGGTGTATCTACGGTTACTGCGGCTTGGGCATCTAAAAAGTTAGTTTTTGCTAAAAAACAAAAACCTGAAAAAATTCTAATTATTGCCAATAAGTTAGATACATCTGTCGAGATGGCTAACAAAATTAGAAACTTTACAGAACAATGGCCATCATGGGTAGGTGTTGGATTTTCACCTGACAAAAACTCCCAAAGACATTTTAAACTTACCAACGACTGCGAAGTTAAGGCAGTTGCAACATCAAAGGATGCCTTGAGAGGTTATACCCCAACTATCCTTGTTTTCGATGAAGCTGCGTTCATTGAGGCTGACGGAGATTTCTGGTCGGCGTGTATGGCTTCATTATCTACGGGTGGTAAGGTTATTGTTGTGTCTACACCAAATGGGTACGACCCAATTTATTATGAAATCTATGACCAAGCATTAAGAAACATGAATGACTTCAAAGTTTCTGAAATGTTTTGGTACCGTGACCCAAGATATACAAAAGATTTGTATATGGTTAATACAAATGATTTAGTCCACTTTTTATTGAATAGAGAAGATTATCCAGAGGATACTGTAGTTGATTTATCGATTGAGAATCCATATGAAAGAGACCACGCAGTTACAACAGATTATATCAACAAAGGATATAAACCATGTTCGGCTTGGTTTGAGGGGATGGTTAAAAAATTAAAGTTTGATAGAAGAAAAGTGGCTCAGGAGTTGGAATGTAACTTCTTGGGTTCGGGTGATAACGTGTTTGATTCTGAATTAATGCAGAACATATCCAAAAATCAATTAAGAGAACCATTAGCTAAAATGATGGGAGGTTCTTTATGGATTTTTAAAGAACCTGAGAACGGTCACAAGTATGTTATGGGTGTAGACGTATCCAGGGGTGATTCTGAGGACTTTAGTTGTATTCAGATAATCGACTTCGATACAAGGGAACAAGTCCTTGAATATGTCGGAAAAGTCCCACCAGACATCACTGCGGAGATTGCCTACAAGTGGGGAAGTATGTATACCGCATACTGTGTTGTGGATTTGACGGGTGGAATGGGTGTAGCAACCGCAAGAAAAATGCAAGAGATGGGATATCAAGGGGGTATGTATGTTGATAATGTTGATACAAGTAACAAGTGGAAATACGACCCTAAATTAAATGAAAAAATACCCGGTATCAATTTTAATAATAAAAGAGTTCAAATAATTGCCTCATTAGAGGAAGCTGCGAGACATGATTTTAAAATTTATTCACACAGATTGTATAATGAAATGAATACTTTCATTTACATTAACGGTAGACCTGACCACCAAAAAAATCACCACGATGACTGTATTATGGGAATTTCTATGGCAATCTATGTTGCGGAAAAATCTTTTCAATCTTTAACTAAAGTTGTTAATCATACTAAAGCAATGTTAAACTCATGGGCAACAACTGTTACGGAAAATAAAAACTCTTCTGAATTCTTTAATCCTATGGTACCTCAAATGGGTAGAGAAAGTCGACAATTTAATTCTGGACCTTCTAAAAGGGATTATCAAGAATATGGGTGGTTATTTGGTGGTAAATAACTATTTATATTATTAAAGAAACGAGTTAAAATTATACCATGAGCGAACAAAATCTGACCGTTTGGCAACGTTTGTCCAAAACGTTTGGTCCAAATTCTTTACTGAATCAAGATTATCCTACTTTCAAATTTGATAAGAAGGAGTTGTTACGTACAACAAGTCGAGACGAATACGAGAAAGAAAAACTACAAGCACAACAAACATTTTATTTATCAGGTCAATGGGCAAAAGTTGAGAATAACATGTATTCTCAAGCAATGTATTATGAGCCAACAAGACTTTCAGCTCAGTATGATTATGAATCAATGGAGTATACTCCTGAAATTTCTGCTGCTTTGGACATATATGCTGAAGAATCTACAACAACAAATGAAGATGGTTTTATATTACAAATTTACTCAGAGTCAAAACGTATTAAATCTGTATTGGCGGATTTATTCAATAATTCGTTGGACATCAACACTAACTTACCAATGTGGACAAGAAACACTTGTAAGTACGGTGATAACTTTATTTATTTAAAACTTGACCCTGAAAAAGGAATTGTTGGGTGTCAACAATTACCAACAATTGAAATTGAAAGACATGAGGCGGGAGCAA